TCAAAGGGGAAAAGAGATCGATACCCTCAAGGAACAAATCCAATTCATCAATGGATTAGTTACCTCCGATCTTGAGATGTGCTCCAAGTTACAAACAGACTTAGAGCAGTATGATACAATAGAAGATGAACTCGCTACTCTACGAGTTTATGAATCTAAGTTCCAAGACAAGCATAAGACTTTTAAACGCGATTATAAATTCTTCGATAAGAATGATACGTGTCCCACTTGTAAGCAGAGTATTACTGAGGAACTTAGAGAAAGTAAGAAGACTGATATTACTCAGTCTATTACTGAATTAGAAAAAGCTTCCTTGGACCTTCAAAAGAAAATCGATGATATCTCTAGTTCTGTCAAAGAGAAGCAAGGTATTCTTAAGAAGGTCCAAGATCTTCAGAACGAAGTCTCTTCCCATAATAGGGAAATCCAGTGGAAGCAAGACGCTATACAAAAAATTGAAGCGTCTATCGAACAGACAAATGGTGGCGGGGCAAACCTTAAACGCGAGCAAGATAAACTAAAAGAACTTGCTCGTGAAGGAATGACAGTTGAGAGTGAACTATCTGGGAAGAAAAAATCCCGTGATAACTTTGATGTCATTGCTAACATGTTGAAAGATACTGGAATCAAAGCAGGGATTATCAAACGATACCTCCCCGTGATGAACCAGTTGATTAATCGATATCTCAAAGAACTGGACTTCTATGTTTCCTTTGAGTTAGATGAAAACTTTGAAGAAACGATCAAGTCCAGATTCCGAGATGAGTTCTCTTACTCTTCCTTCTCGGAAGGTGAGAAGATGAGAATTGATCTGGCACTCCTGTTTACCTGGAGGACCATCGCCAAGATGAAGAACAGTGCAAACACTAACCTCCTCATCCTTGACGAGATCTTCGATAGCAGTCTCGATGTTTCTGGCACTGATGACTTCATGAAGATCTTAAGAACTTTCTCAGAAGACAGCAACGTGTTTGTTATCTCGCATAAACCAGACATTATGCAAGATAAATTCCATAGTATTGTTACGGTTGAGAAGAAGCAAAACTTCTCGGTTGTATCGATAGAGCAATAAATATTACATATAATTGTGATTAGGGGATCATATGTTATCAACCCAATACAGACTTCGACTTGAAGCCATTTGTAAAAAGATTGTCACAGGTGATGAAGTCGGGTTGGATGATATGATTTGGGCAGACAAGATTGCTAAAGCAAACAGGTCTGCTGCCTCTATGCTCAGACAAGCTCGTCGGACGGCAATGAATCCAGAAATGGAGGAGGGCAGTCTTGACGATTTTATGAATAAGATGGACATCGGAGACCCTGATCCATCTAACCACAGAACGGGTTTCCAAAGTGCTGACGAAATCGTAGACTGGTTTCGTCAAGATAAATCTGATGACTGGAGACAACGTGACTGAGAGACAATGGCAAGAGGTTGAAGCGATCGTTCGCAAGGAACAATCTCGATCTGTGAACAACCAACCCCGCTACAGGGAGTTGGGTGCTATACTAGACGAACTATTCCACCTGGCACATGAGAGTACCGAACTGGCAACACCACAGTAAAAAGGATCAGAAGCGCCACCTCAAACCGCAAGCGATGAGGGCAAGGCGTGAAGCCCTGCGCCACTTTAAAAAGTGTCACACCAAGACCTCCGACAAGCGTCGGGGGTCTTATTGTATGTGCATACGAGAGGAAACCAATGCACACCGTCAAAGACCATCTTGCTCGCCTGCTTGCCACTGAAGACCTTGTTGTCGAACACCGCCAGGTAGATACTGCATCCTTTGACGTTGAGCGTCGGGTCCTCACGCTGCCTGTGTGGGACAAGGCAGAGAGTGTTGTGATCGACCTCCTGATCTCGCATGAGGTGGGTCATGCACTGTATACCCCTAACGACTGGTCCTTTGAGGGTCAGGTCCCGATGCAGTTCGTCAACATCGTTGAGGATATTCGTATCGAGAAGTTGATGAAGCGTCGCTACGCTGGTCTTGCCAAGACCTTCTACAAGGGTTACAGCATTCTCTCGGACAAAGACTTCTTCGGCATTGGTGACGACGACCTCTCTACGTTCAATCTTGCAGACAAACTGAATCTGTACTTCAAGATCGGTAACTACATCAACGTTCCTTTTGACGAAGAAGAGAAAGAGTTTGTCAAACGTGCTGATCGACTTGAGACCTTTGATGAGGTTATTGCCTTTGCTAAAGAGTTGTATGACTTCTGCACCGAGAAGGTAAAGCAGGAGCAGGAGAAGGTTGATGACCTTCAGAACCCTCCTCAGTCTTCTGAGAGTGGTGGATCCTCTGAGGGGCAATCTTCTACCACTCCTCAGTCCAGTCGCAATGACGGCGGTGAGGAAGGTGAGGAAGAAGGCGAAGAAGAGACCGAAGAGAAGGTTGATGGTGATGGTCCTGGTCGTAACGAAGACGAACCTGTAGAGGCAAAGACTGCTGACAACTTCGAGCAGGCACTGGAGCAGTTGGTCAACCACGGTAGGACCAACACCACTTACTTGGAACTGCCCGACAGCATTGACGATGTTGTTGTCAGTAACCGTGACTGCCAGAGCGTCCTCTCTGAGTATTACGTTGACAGGAACTGCATCTGGGTTGACGATGAGTATCGTAAGTACAAGTCCAACGTCCTCAAGGAAGTCAACTATCTGGTAAAGGAGTTTGAGTGTAAGAAGGCAGCAGATTCGTATGCTCGTTCTTCTACCGCTCGCACTGGTGTCCTTGACTGCACCAAACTGCATACCTACAAGTACAACGAAGATCTTTTCAAGAAGATCACCGTTACTCCTGAGGGTAAGAACCATGGACTGATCTTCAACCTTGACTGGTCTGGTTCTATGGGTGATTGCATCTTTGAAACTACCAAGCAGCTGCTGACCTTGGTTCAGTTCTGCCGCAAGGTTGGTATTGCTTATGACGTGTATATTTTCACCGATAGCTATCACAAGGAAGAGTATGACCTTGATGAGATTGGTGAAGATCACAAGATCCTCGTCCGCAACTTCAGGATGGTGAATGTCCTGACCAGTCGCGTCAACAACAAGACCCATGAGGAACATGCTCGGAACCTGTTCCGTCTTGCTGGCAACTGGGGTCCCGTGCATTCGCCTGGTGGTCCTTACCAGTTCACCCTCTCTGGCACTCCCCTCAATGAGGCAATGATTGCCATGAACACTCTGATTCCAGAGTTCAAAGAACGCACTGGTGCTCAGAAAATTCATGTCATCAACTTGACTGACGGTGAAGGTTATCCTGTCTGTTACATGAAGAAGGTCAAGCGTTACAACGGTAATGGTTACACCTACATCCGTTCTCGCATCAACAATGACACCTTCCTTCGGGATCGTAAGACTGGAAAGACCTATGAGTTTGACGGATCTTATGACCAGACTGATGTCTTTGTCACTCAACTTCGGGATCGTTTCCCTGAGTGTGAGTTCATGAACATCCGTTTGCTGTCCAACGGAGAGTGGTCACGTTTCAAACGGCAGTGTTTGGGGTATAATTATAATGAATACGAGAAAGCTGATGCCCATTGGAGAAAGAACAAATCTTTCATTTGCCTCTCCTCCTACTACACCATTCAGTATGCGATGCATGTGAATGCTCTGTCTGCAGATTCTTCTTTTGAAGTTGCTGAGGACGCATCCAAGTCTCAAATTCGTACTGCATTCAAGAAGTCCTTGGGTGCTAAAAAGACAAACAAAAAAATCCTTTCTTCTTTTATTGAGCGCATCGCATGAGACACATTCTTTTTACACTTAAAGGTTGTTCTTCAGTTCTTATTGACGATGAGAGTTATATTAGAGACGTTGTTTATCACGCATCCGTGCAATGTAATTCAACTCTTCTTGCTCTCAACTCACACAAGTTTGATCCTCAGGGTGTAACTTGTGTGGCAATGCTTGCTGAAAGTCACATCAGCATTCACACTTGGCCAGAGTTGGGTATGGCAGTGTGTGACGTTTTTACTTGCGGTGACCACACTGAACCCAAAAAGGCAGTAGACTATATGAAGATGGTCCTCCATGCGACGGACATTATCTGTAATGAATTTGTACGACCTTTAGAATGAACATATTCGTAACACATCCATTCCCTGCTGAAAGTGCGATTTGCCTTCCTGACAAACATATCGTTAAGATGCCGTTGGAGTGTTGTCAAATGCTTAGCATTATTGCTTCTCCTTGGTATCACTCTTACGGAACTTTGGGAAAGGCGGACGGGACGCCCTATAAGACAGAGAAGGGTGCCTTCCGCAATCATCCGTGTACAAAGTGGGCGGCAGACACCGTGGATAACGCCTACTGGCTCATCAAGTGGGGATTGAATCTGTGTGACGAATATACTCTTAGGTACAATAAAACCCACTCATGCCAGAACACACTAATACAAGCATACTATTTGTTTCCCAAAGGTAAGCTTGATAGGGTTACTCCCTTTGTTCGTGCCATGCCAGATGAATATAAGTTAGATCGTACAATTAGTACGATCGAGGCGTACAAAATGTACATTGCATCCAAACCTTGGGTTAAGGATAACTATCTGCGTATGCCAGATCGCAAACCGTCCTGGGTATGACCACTTTGCAAACTGTCCACGCCCGCCCCAGAGGCGGGTTTTTTCGTGTATCTTATATACATACCAATCAAGGCAACCACCAATGACTTCCAACTTCATCGACGAACTTCGCTCTGAGTACGGCAACGAGATTACCGCTGCTGATGTAAAAGCGTTTGCTCGTGATCGTGGTGTCTCCTATCCCACCATCACTCGTCACCTTGAGCAGTACAAAGTCAAGCGTGGTTCTTGGAATCTGACGGTGCGTGAGCGTCTTGAGCAGACCTACCAGGAGAGCCCTATCGCTGTTACCGAGCGGGAGACTCAAGACCTTACTCCTCAGAAAGACGATACTTTTGTCCCGTTCGGGAACTTCAGTGACATCAAAAAGATCATCAAGTCTGGTATTTTCTATCCCTGCTTCATCACTGGTCTCTCTGGTAATGGTAAGACCTTTGGTGTTGAGCAGGCATGTGCCCAGCTGGGTCGTGAGTTGATTCGTGTAAACATTACTATTGAGACTGATGAAGATGACCTTATCGGTGGTTTTAGGCTTGTTGATGGGAACACTGCATGGCATAACGGTCCCGTCATCGAAGCACTGGAGCGGGGAGCAGTGCTCCTTCTGGATGAGATCGACCTCGCCTCTAACAAGATCCTCTGCCTGCAGTCCATTCTAGAGGGCAAGGGTGTCTTCCTCAAGAAGATCGGTCGCTATGTCAAACCTGCTGCTGGTTTCACTGTGATTGCTACCGCTAACACTAAGGGCAAGGGTTCTGACGACGGTCGCTTCGTGGGCACCAACGTCCTCAACGAAGCATTCCTTGAGCGTTTCCCCGTGACCTTCGAGCAGTCCTATCCCACCCCTGCCACCGAGCAGAAGATCCTTGATCGTCTCTGCAGCGATTCTGAGTTCAACCAGCGCCTGTGCGACTGGGCAGACATCATCCGTAAGACCTTCTATGATGGTGGTATTGATGAGATCATCAGCACCCGTCGTCTGGTTCACATCGTTCAGGCATACGAGATCTTCGGTGATCGTGCCAAGGCAGTGACCACCTGCATCAACCGCTTCGACGACGAGACTAAGCAGGCATTTCAAGAACTGTATGATAAGGTTGATGCAAACGTAAACTTTGGAGAGAACAATGAAGGATCTGTGGCTGGAGTACAGGAAGGTAGTGTGGGAAACCTTCCCTGACCTTGAGAACATCTGTGACTGGGCAGACTGGGAGGACAAAGGCACCTCCCTTTCCGCCAAGATCTACAGCAACGAATGCATTCTCAAGTCTAGGGAAGTCAACATCTGGAACGAGAAGTCCTGCATCTATAACAACATCATCTATCCCAAGACGGGTGAGAATTTACCCTGTTTCGGAATGGATCTGATGGGTTTCTTTGATAAGAAAGTCATCTTGGTGTTTGACTTCCAACACCCAGTAGAGAACTATCTGTTCTCTCATCCAGATCTCCCTAAGGCAGAGGGTGAGTATCGGTTCTTTGAACCTGGCAACCACTTCTCTGAGAACATCTACGTTGCTAAGTGTACGATGTCTGAGGTCAACAATCATCTTGAGATGTTCAAAAAATACTTGACCATCTACAAGGATATGTTAGAATGTAAAATGCCAAGAGGCACAGACACAACCGTCTATTCTGACTTTGACAAATACATGACTAGACTAGATCCCGTTGGGGGATATCTATCTAGCACCTTCGGGAAAGAAAAAGCAGAATCTCTTGTAAACGATTTCCTTTTCTGTTATGGTTAACGCCTGGTCCTTACTTTATGATGCTATGGAAGACGACAAAATTGTTTTGAACTATGACCGCGATCCTGTCGTTGATTACGACAGTTACTACAGTGTAAAAATTGGAGAAGACAACATCACTATCAACACCAGCAAGTACAAGTACGACGAAGATCAAATTGTAAAAGAACTTCTGGAGTACATCAACAACACCTACAACCAACACTACTCCAGTGGTGGCATTCAAACTCTGGATCTGATTGAATCCTGTGGAGATGGTGAAGCATTCTGTCGGAGTAATATCCTGAAGTACGCTTCGCGCTATGATAAGAAGGGCACCGCCCGCCGTGATATTATGAAGATCCTGCACTACGCAGTTCTTCTCCTCCACTTCAACGACAAAAACGCAGTACGTGAATCCTATGAAACTTTCTAAAAGCACTCTCGACATTCTGAGAAACTTCTCTTCGATCAATCAGTCGATCTGCTTCAAGAAAGGAACCGAACTCTCCACGCTTTCGATCCAGAAAAACATTCTGGGTCGTTCTCAGATCAAAGAAGAGTTCCCTCGTGACTTTGCGATCTATGATCTGAGTGAGTTTCTCTCTGGTCTTTCCCTTTTCAATGACCCTGAGTTTGACTTTAGTCACCCCAACTATGTGACTATCAAAGATAGCAGGAACACCTCTCGGTATTTCTTTGCTGATCCTTCGACCATTGTTACTCCACCCGAAAAGAAAGTAGAACTTCCTAGTCAAGATGTTTGCTTCCTGGTGTCTGCTAATGATATTTCTAACATCATCAAGGCAGCGAGTGTTTATCAAATCGAAGACCTCTCCGTTGTTGGTGACGGTGAGAAGATTGATCTTGTTGTCCGCGACAAGAAGAATGATACATCCAACAGTTATGCAGTGAGCGTTGGTGAAACCGATGTCTCCTTCTGTTTCAACTTCAAAGTTGAGAATCTGAAGTTGCTTCCTGGCGGATACTCTGTTATTGTGAGTAAGCATAACGCTTCTCTGTTCAGGCACCAAACCCTGGACCTTGAATATTTGATCGCACTTGAACCTGATTCTAAGTATGAAGGATGATTTTCTGTGGGTGGAAAAGTACCGCCCACAAACTATTGAGGAATGCATCTTGCCTCAAGAGACCAAAGATGTATTCCAAAACTTTGTTAATGGTGGGGAGATCCCCAACCTTCTTCTTTGTGGCACCGCTGGTATTGGTAAGACCACTGTTGCCAAAGCACTTTGTCATGAACTTGGAGTAGATTACTATGTCATTAATGGATCCGACGAAGGTCGATTCCTTGATACTGTCCGAAACCATGCGAAACAATTCGCTTCGACCGTATCGCTTACGTCAACTGCTAAACACAAAGTCATCATCATTGACGAAGCAGATAATACGACCCACGACGTACAACTCCTCTTACGGGCGTCTATTGAGGAATTTGCTGGCAACTGCAGGTTCATCTTCACCTGTAATTACAAGAACAAAATCATTGCTCCCCTCCACTCTCGGTGCTCAGTCATCGACTTCGGCATCAAGGGTAAGGCAAAAGTACAACTGGCAGGAGAATTTTTCAACCGTGTCAGGACTATACTTGAGAGCGAGGGCATTTCGTATGACCCGAAAGTTGCAGCAGAAGTTATTCAAAAGCACTTCCCAGACTTCCGAAGAGTTCTCAACGAACTTCAACGCTACTCTTCCTCGGGGACAATCGACACTGGCATTCTGGCGGCGCTGAGTGAAGTTCGACTTGGTGAACTTGTCAAGGCACTTAAGAACAAAGAGTTCTCTGTTGTTCGCAAGTGGATTGTTTCTAATCTTGACAATGACCCGAATGTGATCCTTAGGACCGTGTATGATTCTCTATACGATTGTCTCGTTCCTCAGAGCATTCCCCAAGCAGTTCTGATCATTGGTAAGTATCAATACCAGTCTGCCTTTGTTGCTGATCAAGAAATCAATCTCTTGGCAGCACTCACTGAAATTATGGTTGAGTGTCAATTCAAATGAAATCTCTAAAGACCCCGCTAAGATACCCTGGAGGAAAGTCTAGGGCATTGACCAAACTTCTCAAGTATCTCCCCAGCAGGGAGATCACAGAGTATCGAGAGATGTTCCTCGGTGGTGGTAGCGTCGCCCTTGAGATGACCAAGCGTCTTCCCAAGGATGTTCCTATCTGGGTCAATGATCTATATGAACCACTGTATAATTTTTGGATAGTTCTTCGGGATAACCCTGACGAACTGCAACGCAAACTACAAGAACTGAAGTCTAGATTTCCAGATCAAGGTTCTGCCCACGGTCTATTCCTTCAAGCAAAGGATGTAATCAATGACGGAACGCAAAGTAACACGGATAGAGCTATTGCTTTTTATGTTCTTAATAAGTGCAGTTTCTCTGGTCTTACTGAATCTTCCTCCTTCTCCAAACAAGCCTCCGACAATAACTTCACAATGCGAGGGATCCTCAAACTGAAGGATTACTCGTATCTAATTCGGAACTGGAAGATCACTAACCTTGACTACCAAGAACTTGCTGCTGATGAGAAGTTAACTTTCATCTATGCAGATCCTCCGTATAATATCAAGGATGTTCTCTACGGAAACAAAGGTCAGATGCACAAAGGGTTTGACCATGCTCGCTTCGCTGACGTGATGGACGCATGTCTATGCAACGTCATGATCTCCTACAACGATCACCCCGATATCATCGAGAGGTTCCTTGAATGGTGTCAGTATGATTACGAGCACACTTATACTATGAGATCCACAGGCACATACATGTCGGATCAGAAACAACGTCGTGAATTGATTTTAACTAATTATGGGAAGTTTAGGGGTTCGTGTACTCCCTAGCGGGTACTGTCAACTGTATCACACGAGACGTGGGGGAATGGCAACGTTCTGCCCAAACTCTCAGACAGCAATCATCAATGGTGATGAAGTGCATGTGACATTGAAGAATGGTTCTGTATGCATCTACAGAATCAACAGCAACAGAACTGGAGTTACTGGTCCGATCAGAACATTCTTATGAAGAAAGAACTTAAAGACTGGCTCAACTCTGTTAACCACACAAAAGAAAACTACTTGGAGGAGGATCCTGACTGTATCTCCTCCTACCCTCCCTACATCGTCAATAGATGTCTGTCTGGACAGATTGATGCCATCCTGTTTGCAAACGAGATGAACCTCAACGCTCATCTCGACAAGGACATGCAGTATCAATTCTATATAAATACGTTGAGAAAACGTAAACGTTTCTCGCCTTGGTTGAAGAAAGAACAGATCGCAGATCTGGATCTAGTTAAACGGCACTATGGTTATAGTAACGAGAAAGCAAAGATCGCCCTTAATCTTCTTACCAAAACCCAACTTGAAATCCTTAGAAACAAATATGACATGGGAGGAAAAAGATGACTGCGATCTCTGAAGAGGTCAAATGGACCGCTGACAGCATGGTGGAGGTGAGTCTCAAAGAACCAGATGATTTCCTGAAGGTTCGTGAGACACTAACTAGAATCGGAGTTGCCTCCCGTAAAGAAAAGAAACTGTATCAATCCTGCCACATCCTACACAAGCAGGGTCGTTACTATATCGTTCACTTCAAAGAGTTGTTTGCTCTTGATGGTAAGAAAGCAAACCTGAGCATCAATGATGTTCAGCGTCGCAATCGCATTGTGCAGTTGCTTTCGGACTGGGGTCTGATCACTATCACAGTGAAGGAAAGTGTTGCTGATGTTGCACCACTTAGTCAGATCAAAGTTCTTTCGTACAAAGAGAAGGGTGAGTGGACGTTGGAAAGCAAGTACAACATCGGTAAGAAACCGACCACCGCAGCATAAATAGACATGTGACCTTTCGTGCGGTCACTCTACAAGTCGGAACACCCTACAGACCCCTTGACAGGGGTCTTTTTTTGTGCTATAAATATATCAGTTCCGTAAGGCGTGAAACACCGCTAGGAACTGCAAAAACACTACGGAGAAATCCCATGGCTAAACTGACTAAGCCGCTTGAAGCGGTTATGAATGTCCTGTCCCTTGTTGCTGGATTTATCGCACAGGGTATTTCAGGAGTAAGAAAGAAAGTTGAACGTAAACAGTTCTTGGAAGTTGTATACGTTCCCATCAATGACCTTAAAGTTGATCCCAAGTACCAGAGGTTGATCAACCTTGGGTTTATTAAGAAAGCGAAGGAATTTGATCCCCTTCTTGTTAAACCTCTCTCGGTCTTCCAACGTCCAAACGGTGATAAGATGGTTGTCGATGGACAACACACTACAGTCCTCGCAGCAACCTATGTTGAGGATCCAGAGAACTTTGAACTGCCTTGCCAGATTCAATACCACCCCGCCGACTTCACCATCGCTCAGTGTGAGAAAGCAGAAGCGGCATACTTCAAGCGTTTCAACTCCTTGAGGAACACTGTAAGTGCAGTTGCAAAGTTGCGTTCTGATATTGCTCAAGGCGCACAGTATGCTCTCGATATTGAAGAGAGTTTCCAAAGTCTTGGAGTTCATGTTGAGGGTATTGGTGCTGATGATGATGGCACTAACTCTGTCTATGGTTATGACAAACTGAAAGTTGCCATCGGTAAGTATGGCAACACTCTGGTCGGCACCGCTGTAGAGGCATATAAATCCCATAACAAAAACGATGACAATACTTGGACGCAACCCCTTAATGGTGGTATGATCCTTGGTCTTACTGCAACCTATCATTTCCTTGATAAGTATGTGGGAGACGGCAGGAAGCGTGAAGGATTCCTATATTATCTGAATCAGCTTCTTCCTAATGTTCCAGTTGCTGATTACATTTCAAAAACTGCTGGTCCCCAAATGGATGTTTTAATTCTTCAAAACATCATCGAGAATTATAACCTTTTGGTTAAGCATAAGATGATTAACTATCCATCCATTGGTATGGAGAAGGATAATTCTCAGTGGAAGAAGTGGAAGGAAGATCCCATCCATGGAATTCCTAATGATGAGGATTCTGAGGACTGATAACCGAATAAAAAGATACGGGGGTCCACACCCCCTTTTTTATGCTTTCTTGTATAATTAGTAGTGGATGCCGTAAGGGTCCACAAAACACAAACTCGCTTATTTAAGGAGCTACCATAATGAACAACCTCGCAAGGTATACTGCTGCGGATCTTCCTGCCCTGATGGATAGGA